CCGTTAAAAATACTACCGGCACGACTGCTGGCACAATCCGCAACACCGGTTGCACCGTTGTTTCCCAATCTGCTAACGTAGTATTTGGAACTTTGACTGGTAACTTAGTTACCGTCCCAGCTGGCGCTCAGATCGTTGACATCAAAGTAGTGACCACAACCGTATTTAGTGCTGCAACTACTTGCAAACTTAGCATTGGTGGCACTGACTTTACAACGACTGGAACTATTACCAGCGTAGGAAGCACTGCACTTGGAGCAAATGCAACCACTCCAGGTGGATGGTTAAACGTTGGTGCAACTGACGCTACCATTACCTATACGTTAGCTGGTACTGGTTTGTCGACTGGTGCAGCAACCATCATCGTTACCTATGCAGTTCGTAACTCTGACGGCGGACAGTTCCAAACCACGTTTAATAATTAATCTGGTGGGTTAGGGTTTTCCCTAGCCCTCTTTAATTTTTTGGAGATTAATTATGGCGATGCAAACTGATGTACAAGCCTCAGCACCGTTAACTGCGACTGGGCAAGTAACCAATAATGCTGGTACTCCTGCTAATTTAGGGCGTATCCGTATGAAAGGCCTTTACGTTGTGCCAGGAACAACTGCTGGTTCTGTTGTATTTAGAGATAACGGAGCAAGTGGCGATATTCTTTTGACATTAAATACTCCAGCTGTAGCAAATGCTGGCGCATATAATATTGTAATACCCGGCGAAGGTATTTTAGTCGAGACTAACCTGCACGGTACTGTAACTAACACTGCTTCTGTAGTTGTCTTTTACGGATAAAAAATGTCAGAACCAATGCAAGCACAGGGTTCTTTTAGTCTAGCAGGTAGGAAGATCATGTTAGGTCTTCCCGCCTATGACTTTAAAGTTTCTGTAAAACTAGCTATTTCCCTAGCTCAGTTTTGCGTAGAGGCGCCTAAACACGGAGTTCAAATCCAGATATGTAATATTTCTGGGTGCTCTGTTGTTTCTCGTGTTCGTAATCTAATTGCTAAAGACTTCCTAGCTTCAGACTGCACGGATTTAATGTTTATTGATTCTGACATTAACTTCAATGCAGAAGATATTTTTCGTTTGATGGCTTGGAATATTGACCCCAAGAAGGGCATTGTGGGCGGCGTTCCAGTTGCTCGTAAGAAACAAAAGACATATATTTCTACCTTAGAACAAGACGAAGACGGCGGCATTTATATGAACGCATATGGTCTTGTAAAAGCTAAACGTATTGCTACAGCGTTTATGTTGATTCGTAGAGAAGTATTTGAGACCCTCAGAGACAACCATCCTGAGTGGAAATATCACGATGACCGAGTAGAAAACGGACATCCTGACAAGTTTTGCTATTCATTTTTTGACTTTAAATCTACCCCAGAAGGCTATGTTGGTGAAGACTACACATTCTGCGATCGTGCTACAGCACACGGATATGAAGTCTGGATTGATCCTACAATTAAACTAAACCATATGGGCATTACCGAGTTTGAAGGTTCGTTTGGGGAAGATTACCTATACCCAATGTTACGCCCAGTAGATGCTAAAAAGGATGTTGCATAATGGCTAAGACTCCCGCATGGCAACGCAAAGAAGGCAAGAACCCTAGCGGCGGACTAAACGCCAAAGGTAGAGCTTCTTATAATGCAGCAAACCCCGGCAAACCCGGGCTAAAGCGCCCCCAGCCGGAAGGCGGTTCAAGACGAGATTCATTCTGCGCCCGCATGAAGGGGATGAAGAAAAAACTTACTTCCGCTAAAACGGCTAATGATCCAAACTCCCGGATTAATAAAAGCCTTCGTGCTTGGAACTGCAAAGAAGGTGGGTCTGTTCGTGGTGGTGGATGCGAAGTTAGGGGTAAGACTAAAGGAAAAATGGTATGAGCAGAATAAAAGACTTAGCTGCAGCTCTTGGTTCCGCTGGTGTATTAGGCGCCGCTGGTTATGGCGATCTTAAAATGAGCAAACGTGAAACTAAAGAAAAAGCAGACGAAAAAATTGAAGAAATGAAGCGTAAGCAAGAACCATCTGGTAGTGATTCAGATACAAAAGCCATACCAAAAACATATAAAGCGGGCGGTAAAGTATCCTCCGCTTCCAAACGCGCTGATGGCTGCGCCATTCGTGGAAAAACTAAGGGTAAGATGTCATGAAAGAACACTTTAGCGAAGGAACAAAGCACGTTTTAGACGGGCTATCTGTTATAACTGTATTGGGAGCCCTTGTGAATATATTGCCAGCAGTGGCTGCTTTGTTTACTATTATTTGGACCGGTATTCGTATTTACGAAACTGACACAGTTCAAGGATGGATTAAACGTGCCAAGCGTAAGTAAGAAACAACACAACTTTATGGCGGCGGTGGCTAAAAACCCAGCGTTTGCTAAAAAAGTAGGAGTACCTCGCTCTGTCGGTGAGGAATTTTTAACTGCCGATAAGGGCAAAAAATTTGTTAAGGGTGGAGAAATGAAAGAGCCAAAAGGAATGATGCAAAAAGAAATCGCTTTTATGAAAAAGAAAGGCGCTCCTAAAGCTATGGTTAAACACGAAATGGCTGAAGCCAAAGGCATGAAAGCCGGCGGTTACGCTAAAGGCGGTATGTCTGAGTGTAAGACTGTAGCTAAAAAAGAAGTAAAGGCACACGAGAAGCGCATGCACAAGATGGCTGGTGGAGGTAAAGTTGGTCAGCTTTCTAAAGCCGACGGCGTTGCTAAGAAAGGCAAATCTAAAGGCACTATGGTTAAGATGAACAAAGGCGGATACTGCTAATGAGACCCTCTCGCGGAATGGGGGATATTCTCCCTTCCAAAATGCCCGGCAAAAAAACCATTAAGCGGAAAGACAAACCGCAAGATGTTGCTATGTATAAAGAAGGCGGCAAAGTAAACGCCGCTGGTAACTATACAAAACCTGGTTTACGTAAACGTATTGTTTCTCAAGTAAAAGCAGCAGCTACGCACGGTACTGGCGCCGGTCAATGGTCAGCCCGCAAAGCGCAGTTGGTAGCTAAAAAATATAAGGCGGCTGGTGGTGGTTATAAATGACTGGATTGGCAAAATCGCAACGTTCTTTAAAGGCTTGGGGCGACCAAAAGTGGACAACCAAGTCGGGAAAAAAGTCGTCCGAAACCGGCGAGCGATACTTGCCAAAAAAAGCGATAGAAGCGCTAAGCCCACAGGAGTACGCAGCAACGACAAGAGCAAAACGGGCGGGAAAGAAGCAGGGAAAACAGTTCGTAGCACAGCCACAAAAAATAAGGCAAAAAGTAAAGCCTTACCGAAAGGTTAAGTAATGTCTACATCGGGCACAACCGCGTTTAATTTAGACCTCAACAATCTTATAGAAGAAGCATTTGAGCGTTGTGGTGCCGAACTCCGTACGGGTTACGATATGCGTACCGCACGGAGGTCTTTAAACCTGCTCACCATCGAGTGGGCTAATCGCGGCATTAACTTATGGACTATTGAGCAAGGTCAGATACCGATGGTAACTGGACAGGCTATTTACCCTATTCCCGTAAACACAATCGACTTATTAGACCACGTGATTCGTCAAAATAATGGTGTCGCAAGTACTCAAATTGACATCAATATTAGCCGTATTAGCGAGTCTACTTACTCAACAATTCCAAATAAACTAACAACGGGGCGCCCTATTCAGGTTTGGTTTAACCGCCAATCTGGACAATCTAATACGACCAACGTTACTTTAACCAGCAATATTCTTGCTAGTGATACTACGATTCCTTTATCAGACGCTAGTGGTTTGGCTAATTCGGGATTTATTAAAATTGGCAACGAAGTAATTGGATACCCCAACACTTCTGGAAATAGTTTAATTAATTGCTACCGCGGGCAAAATGGCACAACTGCTGCCGGGCATTCTAGCGGTGCGGCAATTACAGTACAAAATCTACCGGCAATTAATGTGTGGCCTACCCCTGATGCTGGCGGCGGCCCCTACACATTTGTATACTGGCGCCTACGTAGGATTCAGGACGCTGGAGCAAACGGAATGGTGGAGCCGGATATTCCGTTCCGTTTATTACCTTGCATGGTATCTGGTTTGGCATTTTATTTGGCACAAAAATTACCAGAAGGCCAAGCTCGGCTACAGTTTTTAAAGCAAGAATACGAGGAGCAGTGGCTCATGGCTTCTACGGAGGACAGAGAAAAAGCCGCTTCTAGGTTCGTTCCTAGGACGACATTCTATGCCTAGTAAATTTAGTAGTGGTAAGTTTTCAATTGCCGAATGCGACCGATGTGGTCAGAGGTATAAATTAAAAGAACTTAGAAAATTAGTTGTAAAGCAGCAAATTAAGAATATTAAAGTTTGTCCTAGTTGCTGGGATCCAGATCAGCCACAGTTGTCGTTAGGTTTATACCCCGTTAACGACCCACAAGCTGTACGGGAACCTAGACCTGATGTAAGCTATAAGGTATCTGGAAGTAGTGGTTTGCAGATTACTGGTACAAATGCAAACACCCCAAATGCGGTTGGTTATCCAGAGGGGGGAAGTAGGGTCTTTCAATGGGGCTGGTATCCCGTTGGTGGTGCAAGCGGAGAGGACGCTGGGTTAACGCCTAACTTTTTAGCGGCACAAAGCGCTGTTGGTAATGTAACAATAACTGTAACTTAGGAGCAAAAAATGTATAAACGCGACGCAGACGGTGTAGCCAAGAAAGGTAAAACCGAAGGTAAAAATTTAGGTAATAGCGGCCCAACGGCTCCTATTCAAAAAGCTAAAACCGCTAAACACGGTGTTAGCTCTGAGGCTATGAAAAAAATGGGGCGCAACCTTGCCCGTGTAGCTAATCAAGGTATGAAGAAAGCTGGAAGGGGTCGATAATGGCTAAGTATTCCAAAAAAGTTATGGGCAAAGAAGTTGGCTCCGCCAGCGTCTATGCTGAACCACACACAATGTCTGGCAAAGAAGTTACTACTGCTCAAGACGCCGTGGTTAAAAAGGGCAACCAATCTAACGAACTAAGACCGTCAATTGGTAATGTTTTCATTACCCAACCAGAAACCAAAACTTCTGGAATTAAGCAACGCGGTCATGGCGCAGCCACTAAAGGCTACACTTCTAGGGGCCCAATGGCGTGAATTACACCCAGTTATTCCAAGCGATAGAAGCATACGCTGAGAACTATGACAACTCCTCTGGGGGTTTCATAGACAATATTCCTGTCTTCGTTCAAAACGCAGAACAGCGAATCTATAACAGCGTACAGCTTCCTTCTTTGCGTAGAAACTCTACAGGAACCGCCTCGTCTGGAAACCCATATTTATCTGCTCCTAATGATTATTTGGCTTCCTTTTCTTTGGCAGTTATTGATCCTGTAACCAACGAATACGAGTATCTATTAAATAAAGACGTAAACTTTATTCGTCAGTCTTATCCAAGCCCAACACTTACGGGCAAACCCGCGTACTATGCGTTGTTTGGTCCGCAATATTCCCAGCAAAACGAACTAAGTTTTATTCTTGGACCAACTCCTGATGCCAACTACACAATGGAGTTGCATTATTACTACTACCCACCCACTATTGTTCAGGGTGTTATTAACGGAACAAACGCGTTAGCGGGCGGATCTTTATACACCAATGGATACTACGAAAATGTACCCCTAACTGGCGGGTCAGGCACCAACGCCGTCGCAGATATTATTGTTTCTGGCGGAGCAGTTACGTCTTGTACTATTAAAAACGGCGGTTCTTTCTACACTATTGGTGATTTGTTAGGTACCCCACAAAGCAATATTGGTGGCACAGGTTCGGGCTTTTCAATTACTGTTTCTTCTGTATCCAATGCCACCGGCACTTCATGGTTAGGCGACAATTTTGAGTCCGTTCTTATTTATGGTTCGTTGCTAGAAGCAGGGACCTTTATGAAATCTGACGCCGATATTATGGCTGTTTATCAAAAACGCTACGATGAAAACCTATCATTGTTGAAGCGTTTAGGCGATGGCTTAGAGCGCAGAGACGCCTATCGTAGTGGTCAGTTAAGGATTCCTATTACATGATTTCTCAAACCCAGACCACTTCGTTTAAAGAAGAGCTGTTTAAAGGAATCCAAGACCTTTCTACGGATACCCTTTATATTGCTTTATATACTGCTTTGGCAGATATTGGGCCAGATACTACCGCGTACACAACCAATGAAGAAATTGTAGGTACAGGGTATACCGCAGGCGGTATCCAGCTAACTGGAGTTACGATTAATTCCTATGACGGCACGGTTTATATTAATTTCAACAATGCCGTTTGGAACCCAGCATCCTTTACTGCTCGTGGGGCATTGATTTACAATGTCTCTAAAGCAAATCGTTCGATTGCGGTATTGGATTTTGGGTCAGATAAAACCTGTAGTAATAGCTTTACGATTACTATGCCGTCTAACACATATACAACAGCGTTAATCCGCTATTCATAAGGAGTTTTTATGCAAAAAGAATTATCAAATTTTGGCGATCACGCTGTAGCTACTCTACAAGCTAATGTCGCTGGTTCAGAAACGATGGGTATTGCAGGACATTACCACGTGGTTTGCCGTGATTCAGAGGGCAACATCAAGTGGGAAGAGAAATTCCCCAATCTAGTAAATGCTGTTGGTAAAGAGTTAATGCTTGATACTTTACTTGGCGGGTCTTCTTATACGGTTGTTGGTCCATACTTAGGTTTGATTTAACAACCGTATAAGAAGACCCGCCAAGTAAAGTATCAAGCATTAACTCTTTACCAACA